ACGACGACTCATCAAATCACTAATCTGCTCAGCAACCTCATCAGGCGAAGAAATAAGACCAGCGTTCACATTCACCACCATCCCACCCCCAGCAGGATTAGGTCGGAACCCAGTCGAGTTACCAGTCACCGTTGCCGGAATACTATTAGCCGAACCAGCCATCGGATTGTTCAGATTGAATCTGCCACTTACAACTGGATACAAATTAGCGATCTTTCCAGCATCCTGAATCGCTTTGCTATATTCTTGCATTGCCGTAGTTTCACGTTCAATCGCTTCAGCCACAGCAATAACAGCCTCAGCCTGATTCTCTTTAGCGGTAGTCAACGCATCAGACAAATCCTTGAATATCTCAGAATCTTTAGAAACACCAAAGATCGCCTCATTCAACAAACCAGTCGCAGTCGTCAAACCTTCAGTGGCTTCAGTCTGCTGATCAATCGCATCAGCACTCGACAACTTCGCCTCAGCCAACGCAATCTCAGCCTCACGAATCATCTGAGGTGTGGACTCAGGATCAGCACGAACCTTCTTCAACGCCTCCTCAGCATCCTTGATGGCGAACAACGAACCCTCGACGTTGTACCCAGCACGCTCCAACCCACGCTGAGCCAACTCCAACTCCTTCGCAGCCTTACTAGCCTGTGGAGAATCGGCACCATACCCAGCCACAGCCTGATTGAACGCATCCTGAGCATCAGTCACACCCTGGTTCGCAGCCGTCAATGATTTACCAGCCTTGATTGAAGCATCCTGCGCATTCTTAAACGACTTTTGTGCAGAGTTGGAACCCTTCAACGCATCGGTGTAAGTCTTGAGTCTGTCGGTTGCCTTCTTCAAAGTCTTAGATAAGCCATTTTCTTGTTCATTGGTTTCTTCTATTTCACCGTTCAAGTTTCTTTGCCCACTAATGACATCGTGGATGGTGACCTTGTAATGATCAACTGGTACAGCAATTTTGTCAAATGCTTCTTTGAGTTTGTCAACATCAACCGCTTGTCCAGTGAAGCCTTTGGCAATACTTTTGACCTTCTCAAGATAATTTGGTTCAATAGCAGCTTTTGCAAAGTATGCAAGTTTGTATAAAATGTTTGCTGCTTCTGCCCCTGCTATTGCAATGTTTCTAAGGACACCAACAACAGCAGCACCAGCACCACCAGATTCAAAGATCAACTGTTGGAACCCTGCAACCAAACCCTTCTCACCGATGACGCTGGTGACTCGTTGAACAGCAGGAGCAACTTCTTCAACTAAGAACGTGGCAAACTTATCCAAGTAAGGAAGCAAGGCTGCACCGATTGTTTCAACAATCTCACCAAACTGTCCTTGAATGATTTTCAATTTGCCACCGAATGTATTTGCAGCAGCATCCGCAGCACCACCAAATTGACCTTCCAGAGTTTCCAAAACTTTGCCAAAGTCCTTGGACTTCTTTGTGCTTTCATCTAATGGAATACCAAGTTTCCCCAACGCTGTGAATTGACCAAGGCTGGCCTTGGCAAGAGCCAAAGAAACTGATTGGAGGTCTTTGCCGGTAGCAGCGGAGACATCCTGCGCAACATTCAACAGGTTTTGAGATGTCGTCAAATTACCCGTTGAACGAACCAATGTCCCCAGCGAGTCACGCAACTCTGTGTCACTAGTGCCGGTACGAAGTTGTGTCACCGAGATATAACGCTCAACGGCTCCAGTCAAACCTTCCTGTTCACCAAAGGTTCGTTTCAACTGTGCAGCCAACAACGCTTGCGACTTCTCATCTTCAGCAGCAGACTGCACAGCCTTGAATGCGAACGCACTCACAGCACCGAACGCAGCTGCACCAGCAATCGCCATTGTCTTGAATGACGGCAACAAACTAGATACCTCGGTCTTTAGACCGCCCATGCCATCGTTGACTTGTTTGATGCCCTTCTTATATTGCTCTGCGTCAGCGAGGAACCTAACTACGAATGTGCGAACGCCAGCCATACGGCAATTCTAGATGACATCCTCACAAGCCGAGCGCAAGGCACGGAAGTCAGCCAACACAGCAGACCACAATGCTTTGCCTTCAAGACCGTCATACTTCGTTAACACTTTGCCTGCATCCCACCAAGCATCATTCATCTCAACACGAACAGTGCGCTTGCGTCGAGGTTGAGCAGATTGACGTGGTGACGCTGGTGTCGGGTTGCGTGCAGGTTCGTATTGGAAGTCTGTGTCAATGAACTTGCCTGATTGTTCGTGGAACTCCCAAGGTTGATCTGGTGCATGTTGTGGAAGATAGAAGATACGAGCAGGGTCTTTAGTCGCAGGGTCGCCTTGAAGGTTGATGCGTTCATGCAGTTCACCCCATATTGCTCGCCACAGTCCTGATGGCACACGCTCGGCAAGTGGCAGAACTAAGTGGTAGTGAGGGTCATCTAGTCGATGCGAATATGTGGAATAGGCAAGATACTCAAACCCATCAAGATTGGCATTGGCAAACGACTCACCGTCCATGTCAACCACCAACGCTTCAATGAACCGAACAGCAGTATTACCTCTAGTCCTACCCTGGTGATACTCAACAGGTGACCACAACGCACCATCAGACTTATGTGCGTTCTCCTCATGGTGCATCAAACGCTCTTTGAGGTCATCCCAATTAGAGGCAAACGGCTTCGGCTGAACAGACTTAACCGAATCAAAATAGACAACCATGAACGCCTCCCTATCTACAGGGTAGCGAAACCACAGCCAAAGTCAACGATCTTTCAGTTTGTCCAGAACCTTGTCAATAGCGTTCAAATACTCTTTGGCAATGTTGCCCTTGTTCTTGCGTACAGAAGGCCAGAAGAAGTACCCAGACTTCCCACGATGCCGAAGGAACTGGGTCGTCCTACCCCCACCCTTACGAGGCATCTCAGTACCAGCGCGAGACTTAGCCCCAGCCACCGTACGATTGGATGAGCCAAACTTGCCACCACCAAACTCGGCACCAAAGAACACATCACCCCTGGTCACCTTGGTCTTGCGACTTCGGTTCGGCTTCGACTTGGATACGAACCCAGACTTCTCCTGCAACTTGATTGTAGGAATGCGATCACGTTGCGCCCTCATCCCCTTCATCACTTCCAACGCTTGACGATTACGGGTCACCGATGCAGCCTCGAAGGTTGCTGCGACAACAAGCAGCTCTGCCACACCTTGACTTGCGATTCGTGCTTCCTTGTTGAAGTCAGGATATGTCTTGGCTAGATCACGAAGGAAGTCACCAAGACCCTCAATCAGTACCGGCTCATCGATTGAGATGAATGTTCCTGCACGACTTGCCATACACGAATACTACTTGCCTAGATGAATGGCTCTCCATCGAAGGTACGCCAACATTGTGAACAGCATTCGTGGTTCTTCTGCCAGCAACACTGAAGGTGCAATCCCTGTCTCGCAAGCGAGATAAGAAATTACCCAGTGGGCTGACTGGTCTCCAAAGGGACGATCACTGCGTCTGCGCTATCTCCCACTTCGAGTGCTTCAATCTCATCGCACCATGATTCAAAGTCCAACCCAGTCTTCTTCAAGCGTTTCTCTGCATGCCATCCAAGGTATGCAAGATCGGTCAATGTGAGTTCGGCTTCAAACTTGGCGACACTGCGATTGTATTTATTTTCAAACGCAATGAAGTCAGGGAACGCAGCAATGATTGTGCGTTGCTTGCCATCTAATGCACTAGTCAAACTGAGTGCTATTTTCATTCTCTACCTCCGCAGGTAAGGGATTGGATTATTTAGAAACTACGCGCCAGTGCCTGTCTTGGTGATTGCACCAGAGATGGGGAAACTTATACTCATAGTGGCTAGGTCGCCTATGGCACCTTTTATCATTTCGTGTGATGTAGGCAGGACACTAAATGCATACTGTGGATTGCTAGAAGAAGCAGCAGCAGTTCCGTTTGGCTTCACTGTCATCGGTACAGCAGTACCAGCAGTGAACGCATCGAAGAACAACTTCTCAATCGTTGGGTAGTCCTGTTGCAATTCCATCGTGATCGAGTTATCGATCAAGCCTTGGATGCGCGTCACAGCTGACGAACCCATCGAAGTTGTGGCAACCTCAGCAGCACTGGACGACAATGTGATTGACGTTACATACGCCGAGATGTCCGTGTTTGCAGTGCCGTAGGTGACTGCCACGTTTGTGAGGACTTGCTTTGCCATGAGTATTCTCCTGCCTATCGGCGTTCGAGTTGATGTCTGCTCGGCTGAGCCGATGCGATAACACTACACGCCACAAGCAACCTACGGCAAGGGGTCAGGCGTACACCGTGACAACGAAGTCAATCGCCAGATACGTTGCGTCGTTCGCTTCAAGGGTAGAGATGTTGTCAGCAGACTCAACAATCAAGTCCTGCACCACACCACCCAAAGTCCGATCCGACTCAATAGCAGCCCTGATCGAAGTTGCACCGGCATAAGACAGATACCCATCCAACAAAGTCTGTGCAGTGCGCTCAGCCGAACGACCCACCACAACCGACACCGTGAACTTGTGAGTAATCAAACCCCCACCCATAGCCCCGTTGTACTGGATTGAATCCAGCAACGGCCAAGCGAACGGGGTGTTCACATTGTCAGGCTGATAGGCGTAAGCGCGAAGACCTGACACGGTTGCCAAGTTCGCAGCCAAACCAGTTTTGATCTGGGAGACGGTGGTGGCTGAACTCATGCGAATAGACGCATGCGTCGGTACGGCTCGACGAGCTGTGCCACGTCAGGGTCAAGCGCACGGCTCACCCTGATCGCGCCCATGTCACCGAATCCTGCGACACCCAACGGACTGTCATATCGTTTGAAGATTCTTGATGCCTGAATGATTGTTGCCTGAGTAATTGTTTCAGGGACATACGGCCAACCGAAGTTTGCTGTCACCTTCACCAACGCTTGCTCACCATAGTTGGCATTCACAGTTGGGAACAGGTAGTCACCGATTGCACGAATCTTGTCATACGCCCATTCGATGCCATCAAGATTACCGTTCAACGGTTCCAACTGCCAATCGGTTGGACTCCAAGTTGTATCAAAAACACCATCAGCATTTGTTGAAGTTTGCAGCGTGATTGCAGTTCCAGAGATGTCATCTATTGAACAGAAGAACGAATCCTCAGCCTGATAGACGCGAACAGTTGCAGACCCCACAGCCCAGAACTTGCGGTTGCAAAAACCGTCAATGAGACGTGATGCAGCACCGGCACAGTTGTCAATCAGTTCGTCATCAATCGTGTCAGCAGTACCGATTCGGAGTGCCGCCTTGATCTGATTGCGTGTGGCGTAGCCGTTGGTGATTGCCATAGGATTCCAATTCTAGTTGATGGACGCTGCTCCACGATACGCAGTACCTTCCAAACTGTAGTTGATAAATGGATTCAACGAATAGACCTGACATCCATACATCTCAAACAGGCGTTGCTTCATGTCTCGAAGGTGCATCTCATACAACCCCCAAGGAGTATCCCCCTTCACATACCCTTCAACCCGTTCAGCACCACCCAAAGTTCCACAATCGGCACCGACCAACACAATGAACTTCGCACCGAGATATGCAGCCAAGTGCATCGCACCATGAATCCCAGATGACCCGATGACCAGTGAGTTGTCGAGCGTAGGCCAGTCCTTGCCGAAAGGATCAAACGTGCCACCAGGACGACCAGTGGTGGTTGGGAACGTGACAACCTTTGGCAAGAACCCTAGGAACTCTGCTTCGGTGCCATGCTCGCGTTGAGGCGTGAACACAGCCACCGTCTCATCCAACTGTGCTTCTGATATTGAGTCAGCGTGATAGTGGCTGAACACGTAATACTTGCTCAACCCGAACACCGACCCACAGAAGTTTGTTGCCACACAAATCTTGTCATCAAAGAAACTTGGTGCCAGATAGTTCAGTGTTGCACCAGAACCAAACACAAAGATTGTCTCACCCTCATGCACACCTTGATAGTCGATCAATCCCACCCCAAGTCCCTTCGACGCTTCAAGTCCCAATGCCCAGCGTCAGGCATACCTGACTGCCAACGCAACTGATGCAACTGCTGATTCGCTTGGAAACTCCTGCTGTTCTTCTCAGCCAAAGATTCATCCGACCAGATAGTTGAAGAATTATCGTGACCGATCCCAGCCTGCGAAACCTTCACCTCAACATTGATTCGCTCCGCACGTTGCTGGAAATCGTTGTCCTCAAAATATGCTGGCACATAACATTCAGAGAATAAGCCGACACGCTCAACCACACCAGCACCCACCCACGCGCACGACCAAGCAGGCATCGACCTGTTCAACGTGATCCTGTTGGGTTCACAATCTTTGTAGAACGCTTCAAGTTGACCTGGTTCAAACCATGCGTCAGAGTTCAACAGAATCCAACCGTCTGCGCGAGGTGTTGCTTTGATACCCAAGTTCCATGATGGTGCCACACCAAGGTTCGTTGGCATCCTCCACAGATACCAGTTCTGAATGTA